AAGGTCCGACAGTTTTCTATAAGTTGAATCGCGATAAATTATATAATGAAGTCGATGGGGGAATTTTCGTTTTTTGTCCTAATACGATACCCACTCAGATTTTTGTGGTAAAATGTTGGGGATTACCCGAAGATAACCCCCAGTTCACTTTAATAAGTCCTAAGTTTAACAGGTTTCTGTTTTGGTTTGTTCCTTCTTACCTTAGCTTTAGGCTTAGGATTAGGATAACCTTTCATTTTAGGCATATCTTAGAGTCCTTTATGGTTGCGGATTTCTCCTTTGTTAGAATCATAAGGGAAACGAGTATAAACTTTTCGTACTCCCTTGTTTTTTACTGTCATTGAACTTGTATCTCGCGGAGAAGGAACAGGATTACGCCTCCCAAGGCTCGAATTGAAGTCCATAGAAGCGGTATTTCCGCTTATTTTTTTCGCGTCTTTCATTTTGAAGCTCCTTAGATTTGTGGTTACGTTCTACTTTTCTCGTTCTGAAACGCTTGTCTCTGAACATTTTGTTGATCACTTGGTTCTCAAGTTCGTATTTAGATTTCTTGTCTATTATTCTCACATTATTGTCCTTTTAAAAGGGACACATCCTAGATTAAAATAAGGAGGAATAGGACGTTTTTCTTCTTTAGCTTGATCAAAGAATTCTGTATGTTTCTTTATACATGCTTCTTGATTTGGAAACGTACCTATTATTTCTCCATGTTGAACTTGAATAGGAGTTGCTGTAAGGTTTAAGTGTATTACTATAAGTAACCAGATCATACTTTAACCCATACATTCTCATCTTCTTGACTCACTTCAGCAGTGTTCATAAATGATTTTATATTTTCCTCTAGTTCTTCTATCCTACGGTCATTATAGGCTATAGCTTCATCAGCAGCCATTTGTTCTACCCAGTAATTAACTCCCATAGCGAGAACATCTATTCTATCGTCATACTGGAGTGAACCTTTATCTCTGGTAAGACGAGTCATTTGATAAAACAATTGTCTACGAGGCTCTTCTTTATTCTCCTCGTAGTCTCTTTCAGCCTCAGTTAAACTTATAATCAACCTATGTTGATTCATTATAGGTTCTAATACATCTATAATTCTTGCTTCTTTCTGCTTGGAATGCTTTATTTCTTCTACATTACACTGGTGAAACTGGTTTAATACAGGTTTAAACAGCTCTGTATACATACCATCACCGAAATTAGCTTCAATTTCTATGGTATTAACCTTATGAGCTTGGGCTATTAAGGCTAATTTGCGTAATGTAGGCTTATCGTAGCCACCTTTCAGTCCACCTACAGCTAATACGAAGATTCTACCGTTTAATATCTTGGTAACAACGTATCCTGTCTCATCAGCTCCTCTACCAGCAGGATCTATATGCATGGCAGCACCCGTATACTCGTAGTAATCCGTAGAAACCTCGAAAGGTTTGTAGAAATAGTCTCCTGAAAGTCCAACAGCCGGTAAATCCATGAGATCATCTCTAGCCCACTGGACTCTGCCAGGAGCTTTTTCTGTATTTAAAGGGATTACAAGTAAATCTCTAAGCTTAAGTGGGTATCTCTGGTCATCTTCACCGGAAGTATCCAGCATAAACTGTAAGGCAAACCCTGATTTACCATAAGATGCTTCTCTTTCTACTAAATCTAGGTCATCGAACCTGAAGGGGTCTGTAGGCTCTCCTACGGTCTTTTTTAATGTAGTAATGAAAGGGGCTAGCTTAGTCCCATAAAACGTCTTTAAACGGCTCTCAGGCATCCTGGCGGGCCATATACGACACTTGTAACCTCTAGTCTGTAGATTAGTGTAAAGACTCTCTTCAACTTGAGGTGTTCCTAAGTAAACTATGCGTCCTACTTTCGGCATGACTACAGCATCAAACTCTTTGACTACTTCTCCTAACTTATCTCTCATTACCTGAGTAAGAGCATTACTTAGAACTTCTACGTCATCAGCAATAATTATGTGAGCACGGCTACCGACAATCTGCCCAGTAATACCAACAGACTTGACAGAAGGAGCATGGGAAGCACGACTAGGAGCAACGTCAAAGGCCACATTGGAGTTACGCTGATCTTCTCGTGCTCGTAAGTGTTGTAAAATTGGCATTTCGTTAATGATTCTTTTTGTAAACGTGCTGAAATCATCAGACCTCTGTTTAGATGCAGATACGACTAAAAATTTTAATTGAGGATCACAGAGTAACTTCCAGACCACAAAAGCAGAAGTAATCCAAGATTTACCGACTCCTCTAAAGGCTTGGATAATAAGTCTCTTAGGACCATTTTGGAGATAGTCAGCGATGTCATATTGTATAGGAGTAGGCTCAGGTAAAGCGAGATGCTTCCAAGCAAGATACAGGAAATTACGGAAGTCATCTTTAATTAACTGAAGTTGACTCTTGCTTTCTAGGGGTTTCATCAAAAGGTAATTCCTCGACTAGTGATTTTATATCTGCATTATTAGTACCAAGACACTCAATATTGTTGTCTCTGAGGAACTGCCTTGCCACATTGAGGTGTGCAGGGGTAGCCTCACCAGACTTAATGTTTTCAGCAAGAGTTCTCGCAAGTAATCCATGAAGCTCTCCTAAGTCATTTACTGTTCCATTACTCATCACACACCTCTTTGTATATATCGTTATTTCTAGCAACCTTACCTAAGTCTTTTACAACTAACTCAGGTGGATTGTTGGTTTTTAACCATTCTTTAGTTTGTGGGCTAAACTCTACCTTCTCATACCAAGCACATTCCTTTGAGTAGTATGTGTCAGCATTGTAAAGCCCCAAACCAAAGTTAGCTACAGGAGCTATCATTTCTTTAGCTAGACTGCTACAGCCCGTTAAGTACATCAGGCATACCATCACGCTCACGCACCTTAGCTTTTGCCTTATCAATTGCTTCCTCCACTTCAACTTTAGCAGCCATACCATTAGGATGGTTAATATTATTAAATACATTACCAGCAAGCCAGTTAAAGATAGGCCACATAGTACCTAACATTGGAACCTTTTGTACCCATTTATCCGGTAAAGCTCCTGTTACTGCTGTAAAAATTAAAACAATTTCACCTGCTATTTGAAACCATTGTTGACCCATAAACATATCTACTAGTTCGTGCATCTCTTCTCCTTAAGGAACGGCAGGAGCACAGACAAAATAGCCTAAGCACCAACCAATAATAACCATCATTACCATCATCCAGGGAAAACCTTTAAACATATCCATTTAACAATTCCTATCCATTAGATGTGCATTAGTAATAAGAGACATGGGAATACTCCCATAACCCTTGTATTTACCTATCTCACTCATGTCTTTATTATATCCAATAACCACATGATCATTAGATACTCCCATGAGAAAACCACAAGACTCATATACAGCTCGTTGAACATTCAAAGTATCTATAGTAATTTCATCACTTTCATCATAAGGATCAAACCATTCAATAATTACTAGTCTATTTAGGTTATCTTTATTATAGATAATATCTCTTGAAAGTTTAGTATAAGCTTTTTTCTCAATCACTTTTCTTCTCCAATAAATGTTGAAGAATAATATTTAAGTCTTCTCGTATTGGTGCTAATTGTGTTTCTAAATAATTTCTATCTACTTGTTGAGACTCTAGTTTATCTATACGTTCATGTGCTATATCAATAGATTTAAATAAACGCTTAAAAAACCAAACACCCATAGCAGCGAAACTAGCGGTAGTAGCTAGTACAAGTTCATTTAGTTTTTCCACTAGTTTCCTTTCTGTTTTCTATAATTCTAATATCCTGCACTTTATCTTCTTTAGATTTTTCCATCTCATTCAATCTAAGATGTAAGGAAGCTACGTCATATTTATACTCTTGTCTTGGTACAGTTGTATGTTGAAGCTGATCTATACGTTTATCTCCTTCATGTATTAATCCAGAATTATGTTTAACTATTGAAATATCTGCTTTCTCTTTCTCTAACGCATCTACTTTTGAAGTTATACGATTTAGAAAGAACCAACCTATTGCTACAAATAATGACCATGCATTGTGGAGTATAGTTTCCATTCATTAGTTTGTATATAAGTTAAAACCAAGTTGATAAAAATAAAAGATTATTGTTCCTACTATAATTGCTAATATTGAATACAATCTAATCATCTACTTCTTGACCAAACTTACAAAATCAGGATCACTATTCAATGGATCGTCAGCAAAATAATGTTGTGCCAAATTCACATCGTATTCTGTAGTGTAGTTTTCGCCATCCTCATTCTTTCTAGTCAATATATAGGGCGTTGCCTGATAAAGTTTGATTGCATCCAAGTTGCTCAAGGCTTTAATTTCTGTTTCCTTGTCGTTGCTTTCTTTTCTTACTGCCGTTCTATAAGTTTTAACAGCATCAGGTATCGCACTCCCACCTTCACTCGCCCTTATTGCCATCCAATCGGTAGCCTCTAAATGTCTGGACGCTTGTCGCTTTACTTCTTCAATCATCTTATTTTTCAGATCATCGTTGTCTTTAGCTGTTTGTGCGTAAGTTCCAATTACTTCATCAGCTTTGACCTCATAGCTTAAATTGCCCCTTATATAAAACCGATTGTCAACCGTATTTTCGGAATAAGGTAATAAGTCAATAGCTTTTAACTCTGCCTTAGTCCATACCTGAAAAATATTCTTGGGATATTGAATATCATTTATTGTTAAAGGTACGGGTCGAGGGATCACCTTAACCACCGCACCATCTTTTATTTGTGCAAACATTATTAACTCCTATGGATAAGGTGAAGTTGGCGGTGTAAAATTAGCATCCCACCTTGCAACCCGTGAAATTCTTATTTCCGATAGATGACCGTTGAAGGCTCTAGAGGATAAATCTGAGGCAATTCCGATTGAAACTGGATGGCTTGAGTCAAGCATAGTCAAACTGCTGGTCGTAGAAACCTCACTTGTTCCATTTAAAAATAAGGTAAACACGTTTGCTTTTCGCACTAACGCAACGTGATACCAAGTGTTTGACGACAGCGTTGTCGTACCAGTCAGCGTTATTCCGGTACTCCCGTTGTTGCTGACTTGAAAATACAATTTGCTAGATGCAATCCAAGAAATCCATTGTATGCCACTCCAAGTTGAGGCATTTCCCTTTTTTACCATTGCCTGAGTTGAGGTAATTCCTGCGGATCGAAAATGCCAATCCAAAGTAAAAGCCGAAGTTCCAAAATTCCAATCGGTACTGTCAGGAACGGTCAAATAATCACCCGTTCCGTCCAGCAATATCGAACTTGCAGTCGAGAGAACATTTTGTGCAGTGTCATGTTGTGCGTTTCCACCAACGGTTATAGTTCTGCCAAACTGACTTGAATCAACGAAGGTCGTTGAACCATCCGTAGTGTCCGAATGAATGAGCAACAAGGTATCGTGGTCGGGTTCTGGTTCTTCGGTTGTTTCGCCAATGATTTGACATTTAATATCACCATTGGAAGCATGATCGGTGATGCTCGTAATTGCAGATGCTTTGCCTGACCGAAAAAGTGGCCCATAATTACCAATTGTGTTTAATCCTCCCGAACCAGAGCCTCCATCTTCGTCTGAAAAAACCATCCAATACCAAGTGCCTTTGTTTACGTCACCACTCGTAAAGGTAAAAGTTTTATTTCCAGAAGAGGACATAGTTACCGTATCGGAAGCCGAAATTAGAGAGCCGGGCGAACCCGCATTGTCGGTATACAGCCTAGCTTTTGCATCAAATGATGTGCCAATAGATTGAACGTCAACAATGGTTGAAGTGACAGTCATTGTTCGAGTTGGCTTCCACCCAAATGCAAAATGCCTTTCCGTAGAACTTCCTCCCCATCCTCTTGAAGTTCCTGTACCCTCATTGATAAAACCATCACGCTGAACACCTTCGCTGTCGGTGAAAAGGATGTTGTCGTAGTTTTGGGAAAAAGGCGCTCCCCCTGCACCTAACCAAAAACGCATTGTTCCTGTGTATGTTGTGGAAAATGAATGCACCTCAGAACCATCATCATAAACTTTAATAGTGCCTGAACGTCTTTCAATTTTAATTACCGAACCATCCGCAAAATCATTGGTGTCGCTTTGTGCGGTACTACCAATAAAGAAGTCCTTTGGATTTGTTCCTCCGTGTATCCATGAGAAAGAATTGGTCATGGATTTAGCACGAAGATACTGATCCGTACCTCGTTCATCATCCTCGTCAATGGCATGAACGCCAAAGGCTGAAGCGCTTAAGCCAGTAGCCGTCCACTCAATATCAAAGTCACCATCAAAAGTGAAAAGGCTTGACAGGGCAGAATCGCCACCTGAATTGTCAACGTACCCACCATCAGAATCATCCCCTAAAGAGTTTCCAGCCGCGGGCCATTCGCCACTCCCATCATATGTGTAGTCCCAATCATTGGAAGATGGAGCATAAATTTCCTGCCCCGTTGATGCACCAGCAGCACCTCCTACTATGTTGTCGTTCAGTACACCCATTACGATAAGTCCAATGAAGCTACAGCGTGAATAGAGCCAGTGGTACGAACCACATAATCAATACGATCTATTTTGCTGGCAGTTGTCGTTAATGTCGGAGCCGAACCTCCAACCCAATCCCAATAACTTCCATACGCGAGTGTTCTACTCCCCGACCCGTCTTGGGTCACAAAAATTGAACCAGACTGTCCAGCAGTTAAGTTTGAAGGATTAGCAAGTGTTCTATTACCACCAAGAGTTACACTAAAATTATTGGAGTCAGCAAAGTCTGGAGTAATGGTTGAGCCGTCCGATAAAGCAGTAATCTCGCCACGTTGTCCTTTAGTCCAATTATTTGCTGTATCTAGAGAAACTCCTGCTGCCCAAGTTAATCCTCCAGCATCTCCAGATTGCTTCGATAAAAAGTTTCCGTTACTACCAGAATTTGAAATGTGTAAATTATCCTCGTCAACGCTTTCGCTAGACATATGTTCCAAATCAATTGACCCTGCTGCGTAATGCTCTGAGTTCAAGACATCATCACCAATTTTAGCTGCCGTAACACAGTCTGCTGCTAATAATCCTGTAGTAATTTGCAAATTAGCAATATGAGCAGTATCAATTGATGCATCAACATAGTGTTCTGAATCTATAGAATCGTCTGCTATATTAGAATTACCAACAGCATCTGCTCCTATAGCTCCTGTTCCTATTATACCAGAGCCTCTTGTACCATTTTTACTAACTATTCCACTCATAGTTTATATTCCTTCTAATTTATAATGTTTGATCTAAATAACTGACACAAACATCAATATCTGATGAACTAGCAGTAATAATCGATAGATGATCTGATGCTTCCATTACAAATTTACTTGTATGTTCAAAGGTTTCTTTAGCTCCTAAAGCTTGATCAAAATAGATATATGTATCACTGCCCCCACCACCATCGTCTATTAGTAATTTGAATGTTTCTGCTGCATTTCCAGTTTCACATATAGTGATACTTAAAACTGTATAAGTATGACCAGATGCTACTGTAAGTAACGCTTGAACAGAAGAAGCATCACCCCTGAATGTTGCTAATTTTAAAACTTCACTTGCCATAACTGTCTCCGATTAAAATCCCATGACTAATGCTTTTCCTGTACTTGTTGTATATGAAGTCCACGTTCCATCAATTACAGGGCTGGTTAATGTTTTATTTGTTAATGTTTGAGTAGTACCAGTACCAACTATTGTTGTATTCGCATCTGGAAATGTAAAGGTTCTCGTTGTACTGCCTGATATTCCAGAACATTGGAACTGAGCTTTCTTAGTTGTATCTGAATTATCCTGAAGAGTAAAATTATCATCATCAAGAGTTGAAATAGTAGCTGATTCAATAGCATCTATTTGTCCTTGAATACCTGAAGTTACTCCATTAAGATAACCAAATTCAGTATTACTAATACTTCCATCATGGATTTTAGTAGCAGCTATAGCAGCACTACCATGAATATCAGCATTGACTATAACTCCTGTAGCTATTGCAACTACACCAGCATTACTGATAGTTATATCTCCAGATACTGCTACATTATCAAAATCAGTACCATCTGCAACTAAAATATGTGTATTAGTAGCAGCATAAGAATCATCAAATAAAGCTATCTTAGCTCCGGTTATCGCGTCATCTGCTATTTTAGCTGTAGTTACCTGAGCTGCTGCAATATGAGCTGTATCTATGGAACCATCTGTATAGTGCTCTGAATCAACGGCATCATCGGCTATTTTAGCTCCAGTGATAGCATCCGCAGCTATCATGGCTGTCTCTACTGCTCCACTTGCTATCGTTAAAGCTCCAGCAGAATTGATAGTAGCATCTCCTGAGAGAGCTACACCAGCATAATCTGTACCATCAGCTACCAAGATATAACCTGATGTTGCAATAGCAGCATCATCTAGTAATTCAAGCTCATCTAAAGCTTCCTGAGCCATGTAGAATGCTTGTTTACTATCAGTATCTAAGTCAGACTCAGATAAGTTTGAGCCATCTACATAATCTACAAGTCTAGTTGATTGACTTGTAGTTCTCTTGATTAAAACTACTTGGTCTGACGTTATATCAGCAGGAGAAGTTACTGTAATTAGGCTGTCATTATTCCAAGTAAAGGTTGCTGTCGATCCATCTACTGTAACGGCTACATGAGTTCTACTTATAAATGGAAATGTTACAGCAAACTCTTGTGTATCTCCTGAAGCAACATATCTTACACTTGAATTAGCCATTCTTACCTCGCATTAAATAGTTCTGGTGGCTGAAATCCTTGTACTGATTGAGGATTTACTTGTCTTTGTGCATCATTTATTTTATTATCAACATACCCTTCTTTAAGTCTTTCAAATTGTCCTAATGCACTTTGTTTTGCTGCTTGTTTAGCTTTTTTAATTACAGTTTCTAACATAAGTTTTTGTAAACCAACTGGAGAGTTTTTAAACATAGTAGTATTAATTAATGGTTCAGCTAATTTTTTATTTAATGAAGTCCATGTATCTATAATATAATCTTTTTCTTCTTCATTTAAAACAACATTACCCATTTTTTTAATACTTGAAGGTTGTTCTATATCTAATTCAAGTTCTGCTATTTTTTGTATTAAAGGACTTTTAGACGGAACTAAAGATGGAGAAGGAGTAAGACTTGTATTATATAAATTATGTATTGTATCAAATTCTCCATCAGTTCCAGGATAAGATACTACATTTCCTGCTAAATCTTTTTCAGGTGAAACTTTACCATAACCAGGAGTTACATCTCTTAACGCTTCTTCATGTGCTAAAGAAATTTCATCAATTATTTTATCAAAAATATTTTGTTCACCAGTAGTTCCTACCCCACGTTGTAATCTTCTAGGTTTATCAGTATCAATACCTCTAGTAATTCCTCTTCTAAAACTAGAATAAAAGCTTATTCTAGGATCAGCAGCAGTAGCTAGTCTTTTAAATGTAGGTGTTAAGCCTCTAGCATCTCCTGATAAAAAGGAAATAAATTCAGAAATACCTTGAATATAATGTCTATCTTTAATTAATTCTAAAGTTCCTAATACAGAAGAATTAATAACTTCATTATATTTTTCTTCTAGTGCTCCTGTCGGATCACCCTCTTTATTAATTCGCCCTTTTATGTCTATCATGTTTTTAGCCATAGTAGCCATTGTTGCTGAACTAGCCATTAACATACCATAAGGATCAAACCTATCATATTTTTTCCAACCACCACCATAGTTAAAGCTATACCAATGTGAGCCTCCCATAGCTCTTTCCATACTAGCTCTTAATTTTCTATCTCTAGGTGGAGCACCAGTAAAATTACCTTGAAAAGCCATACCAAACATAGCAGTAGTAATAGCCATAGATGTTCCTACTCTAGCTTGAGCAATATGTTTAACAGCTAAGTCACTACTAGTTAGCTCATCTCTTAATTTTTTATTTAAAAACTGTAATACCGGAGTTCTTTCCCAAGTAAAATAAAGAATATTTGCAGGTGTTCTAAAGAAAGGAACAAATACTTTTAAAAATCCATGTCTATCTAAAGTATTCTGAACACTTTTAGTTAAACCTGGAACAACTTTTTCTTTACCAGTTCTTCCATCAACAATGATTTTATCAGGTAATTCATTAGTAAATGTATTTCTTCTTGCAGTTTCTTTAGCACCTTCAGTAACATCAGTATGGTCACTTAAATTATTTAAAATATCATCAAAATCTTTTTGTATTTTATCTTTAATTTCAGGAGAACTTAAATTTTGAGAACGATATTTGTTTCTAGCTTTTCTATAAGCTAGTGCTCTTGTTTCACCACGCATTACTAATCCTTTAAAAGCTTCATCTTGTGCTAATAAGATTTTTCCAGGCATATTTACAAAAGTTCCCATGTAATCTACAGCTTTACCTAAACTTCCACCAAGATTAAAAAACTCTTTACTAATAGCTCTTTCTCTAGGATTAATAAAATCTGTTTTTATATCTAAATCTTTAGGGCCATTTTTAATTGAACTTAGAAATGTTCTAAAAGCATCAGGCATACCTGAAATAAAATTCCAAGCTAATTCTATTGACTCTCGCATAGCAACTTCATCACCACGAACACCTGCAAAAGCTCTTTCAATAACAGTTGAAACAAATGCTGAAGTATTACCTACTGGATTGACTATACCAATAGTTTTAAAAGAAGAAAGAAGACCATTAATATAAAACTCTAAAAATGTATCTCCTGTTTTAGTAAACATTCCTTTTTCTAAAGAAGCAACTCTAGTCTTTAACTGCCTAAGACTCATATTATTAATTTCTTCTTGTACTTCCCTAGAAGATTTTTCTATTAAAGTTGCTTCTAATTCTTGTCTAGTAACTTTATTTTTTATAATATTTTCTTCTTGTGTAATAGCTGCTTGAAGTTCTTTTTCAAGTTCAGTAATTTCACGTTTTGGTAATGATGCAATATTTTGATCTTTATTAATTCTGTTTAATAAAGCTTTATTATATTTCCGTTTTAATGTTTCTATTCTTTTTTCAGTTTTGGTATTTGCATCTATTTTTTCTTTTAATTTTTGTAACTCTTTTTTCTTAGTAGCTTTTAATTCTGCTATTTCTGTAGGAGCTAAAGGCTTTCCTTTCTTTTGAGGAATTAGACCTTTTCTTAAATTTTCAATATCTTCTGATAAATCATTAAACTGTTTACGATACTTTAGTTGTTCTTTTGCTCCTCTTTTAAATTTATTTTCTAACGTATCTCTTTCTTGTTTAATTTTTTTGATCTGCCCTTTCCAATATTTTATTTCTGGTGTATCTGGAATAGGCTTATCTTTAGGAAACGGCTGTCCTCTTTCGGGTCTTTTCTCACTTGCTGCCTGTCTCTTTAATCTAGCAACTTTATCTCTAATTCTTTCTTGTAAAGTTCTTACAGTCTTTTTAATTTTATTAATATTTTGAGTAGCTTTTCTACCCGTAGCTGTTTCAGATTTTTTAACAGTAGTTTTTCTAGTTTGTTTTAGTTCTTCAAAATGAACTTTTCTAGTTATCTTATCTTGATTTTCTAAAACTTGGTGTCCTTGATCTATCTTTTTAGTTAGTTTTTTAGGAGTATTATCTAATTGATCTAATAGTTCAGTTTTTAAAGTTGTTTCACTATTTCTAGGATCAACCGATTTTCCAAAAGAACGTAACAAATCTGAAGATTTTTTAGAAAGTAAACCACCAGCTCTTAAAATTAAATTAGTATTTTTAGCTGCCTGTTTAAGTGCTCTTTTAGATGTTTTAGTTCCTTGTTTAGCATGAATTCTACTAGCTTCTAGCCATTGATCTTTAGCTATCTTAGCTAAAATCTTAGCAGAACCTACATATCTAATAGCATCATCAACATTACTTGCAGCTTTACCAACTAAATCTACAGCCTCTTCAAAACTTTTAGAACCTTCAGGATGAAAGTCAGAAACTAAATCTTCTATAACTGTATTTAAATCTTCAGTAGGAACTTTAGGTTTAGTTAATCTTTTAATATCTAGTAGATCACCTAAATATTGAAGAGTATTTCTAGATTCAGCATCAGTATTTAACTTTAAAAAATTCATAGAATTAATTAAAGGTACTTGTGTTTTCTTTCCTTTTATAGTTTTAGTAACCATAAAAGTTTGTGTATCTAATTCAGCTCCTTCACCTAGTTTATGAAATGCCTCTAAAATTTGATCTGAAACTTCAGGATCATCATTTTTTAGTTGTTCCCAAACATCATAAAAATTATGTTGTGTTTGTTCAATTTCATTAACTATAGCTTGAGATTTATTGGGCATAGAATCTACAGCTTCTACAACTCCTTCTTTTAATGCTCCTGAAGAAGTCCTTGCAGTTTCAACTACCTCAGTAACATCTTCAGCAATTTCTTTAGAAGCTTCTCTTAGTTGTGCTTCAGTAATTGGAGCATCACCATGCTCTTCTTGAATGGTATATTCATACGGTTCAATCTCTTCTTTAACTGTACTTGGCTCAACCTCAGCAGGTTCAGTTGTAGGCTCTTCTTTAACTGGTTCTGCTTCAGATTTAATAGATGATTTTGGTTTACTAGTTCCTTTAGCTGTACGATAAAGATAGCCCGTTCCTCTAATTAAAGCTTCTGTGAAAGCACCTGCAACTACCCCTGTTAAAGCATTTTTAAGTCTTGCTACAGCTTCAGGGTCATCATCATCTTGAGCTAAATACTTTTTAACAAAAGCTGAAGCTGTTGGTGATTCAGAAATAGCTCCAATACCTAAAGCTAAATTACCCATATTAGGGTCTTTAGGATCAAAAGCTACAACATCTGAAAAAGCACCAGCTCCAATAGCTGTTAGATTTCTACCTGCATTTGTTAGTCTTCCTGATTTTTGAAATAGATTAGCTAATTTTAATCCACCTTTAAATACATACCCACCTACTCCAAACATAGGTAAGAACTGTCCAATACCTTGACCTAAACTTTCAGCAATATTTTCTGGTTCTGGTAAATTCCAAGCATCATCTTCAAGAATACCAAAAGTTTCTCCGGTTTCTTCAAAACCTTTAGCAACCCCAACTCCTAAATGTTTACCAAAACCTGCTAAATAATCAATAAATCCAGGTTGTCCGTCTTCAACATTTTTAAATTCTGTTTCGGCTAATTCACCAATTTGTTCATCTTTAATATTTTGTTGAAACTGACTTTGACCTAAAGGAGAGCTGTCAAATTTAGTACGATTAAGATCACTAATTATGTACTTTTCATCAGTATCAGGATTGATATCAAACTCAAATCCAGTATTTTCTGTCATGTATTTCCCTTTAACTTACGTTGCTCTCTTTTTTTCTGACCAGCAATAGTATTATAAAACTTTTGCCAATAAGCTTCATGGTCTGCCATTGTTAAACCAGCCTTATTTTCCATATCTTCTGAAATATTTTTTAAGAATAAACGTGCAGCTAAAGCACTATATAAAGGTTTTCTTAAATCTTTCCATGTAACTTTAGTCCAATCTATACCAAGTTGATCTTTAATTTTTTTGTAATGATTTTTTAATTTTGGATGAGATTTAGTATCTTGTGTAGATTCAAACCCAATTTTATCTACTTGAAAGATACCACCATGATATTTTTTTCCTTCTTTATTTTTAAAAGTATTTCTGTCTTCTCCAAATTTTGATTCCTTATTAGCTATAAACTTTAAAAGACCACTTTCATCTCCTAAGACTTTAACGGCTGTATTTATAGCAGAATCAGTTACGTCTTTTCCTACTGCTTTTGTTTTAATAATAGGCTCTTCTCCTGCCATTCCACCAAACTTCTTTTTTCTTTCTTTAGTTCCAGCTTTAATAGGTCCAGGAGCTTTTACTACTATTTCTTCTGCATATATAGGAGTTTCTGTTTGTTCGTCAGTTTTTTTTATTTCAACAGCTTCAGCTTCAGTTCCTCCAAAAACATTAAAAAAAGGTGCTACAACAGCAGCCACTTGTTTTGGAACATCACCTTTCTCTTTAACATGATCTTTAATTAAATCTAAACTTTCTGCAAATTTTTCTACTGAACCATCTTCCATTATTTCTTTTTTATCTAGTTCAAAAACTTTAGTAACATCTTCTTTAAAAGTTGTTCCTAAATCTTTACCTAATTTTTCACCTATCCTCATAGGTAACATTAAAGTATTCCAAGTATCATTAATAAAGTCAGCTATCTGTTTTTCAGTTCCCATAAGAGGAGTTCCAAAAGGTGGAACAGTAAAATCAAATATCTTATAATTAGGTAAAGGAAACCCAGTATCAGGACTTATAGTCCCTGCATCTATTCTTTCTTGTTCTTCTTCAGTAGCTGTAACTGCTTCATCAATCGCTGTATCTTCAGGATCGTCTTCATCTAAATCTTCATCTGGTTCATAAAGCTCTTCATCAGTTTTAATAATTTCATTTAAATCTTCAATAAATGTTTTAGCAGCTTGATTAAATTGGTTTGAAATTTTATCACTATCAACATCTCGACCTTCATATAGAGCTAAGTCAGCTTCATTATCTATTGCAATTTTTAATTTATCTCTTTCTTCTGCTAAAGCTATTAAACTATTAACAAGTTTATCAGGGTCAATACTGATTCTACCAAATAAATCTTTCATGCTAACACCAGAAGCTTTAATTTGATCTGCACTAGCACTTTCAATAATGTTCATCATTTTACTATTTGGTTGAATCTTTAACTTTACTGCTGTAAGTATACCGTTATTTACAGTAGCAGTTCGTTCTTTTAAAGTGTTTACATTTTTAGTGTATTTCTCATTTGCACCTCTTAAAAATACATTTAAACGTGCATAAGCATCTGAATTTAAATTATTTC